CTGGCGCAGGGGGTAGGACGTTTGCATGGAAAAACTCCGCGCGCACGCGGGCGTGGCCGCATGGCGCTGCAGTGGAAAGACGCGGGTTCCTGAGCCGGGCGGGCCGGCTACCGATGGGCGGCAAGGGTCAGGGTGGCGTGATCACTGCAGTGCGGGCGTCGAGGAGCTTGAGAGGGGCGCAGTCTACGGGAAGCGGCCGGGCGGCTCAAATGGCCGGCCGCGTCGGTAATCTCCCCTCAGTAAGTGTAAGCCGCAAGGACGAAGCTTGGCAGACGCGAGGCGAACGTCTGGTAAGACGCACCACTGAGGGAACGCTGGCGATTGGCAGCCCGCCGGGTGAAGTTGACTCGCATCTGCGATGCATTCGGCGTACTGATGGCTGCCGAGTAGCGCATGTTGGTACGGATGGTGGGGTTGCCGCTGGGCATCGCGTAGACGTCGTGACAGAGTCCGATGTCCGAGAGCAGGTAGGCAAGATTGCTCCCTGGACCATTGATCAGATCGCCCGTGAGAATGTTCTCGTTCGACATTTCGCTGGCAAGTGGTGGCCGGGCCCCGGTCATATCGACCAGGCCTGCCATGCGCAGTGGACGACTGCTCATGTCCCACTGCAGCGAGCCATCAGCGTTGTATACCTGCATGCCAGTATTGCTACTGGGAACCGCATGTCCCCATGCCCACCATTCGAAGCTGGTGGTGCCCTGGGCCATGTTCCAGCTGAAACCTGCAGTGCCGGTGGAAATCCGCGTGGAGCCGCCATTGCACCGGATGAACACCAGGTACGGCACACTCTGCGCCGGAAGGCTGACAGAACCGCTTTGTCCCAGCGGCGAAGTACTACTGCCAATGGTCTCCACACCCTTCCCTGCCGCAAAGAAGGCAAGTGCATGTGCGTTGACCAGAACGGGAACACCACTGTCGTTGGTCACTTCAAGGCCGACGGTCATCAGAAACTCCCGTAGAAGAGATAGGCATTGGGATTGGTGGTCGTCATGAAGGTGAAACTGAGCGTGAGATAGTCCCCATCAGCGGCACCCGCTTTGTTGAAGGTGATGAATGCCATGTTCGGTGCGGAGAACTGGTTTCCATTCATGTCCTGCCAGCTGTCCCAGAACGTGCTGGGCAGGATCGCAAACGGCTGTCCCATGCCCGCCATGCCCACGTAGATGCTGGAACTGCTGCTGACGTGCATCTCACCCATTACTTTGCCGGCGCGATCATTGGTGTCGAACCACATCTGCCCGTCCGGGCCGAATATCTGCATACCGGTTGCCATTACCAGATCCCCATGCGGACGCGGACGCGGCCGTTGCTGTCGTAAACTTGGATGACACTGTCATTGATGGTCAGGCGGCCGCCGTTCTCTGGGCCGTTCATCGTCAACGTGCCGTTCTTGTCGAGCCTCCAACGCGGCTGCCCGCCGGCGCCGATCGCGTTGGATTGGATCACATCGCCGATCATGGCGTTCTGGATCCAACCGTTGCCGATCAGTGCCTGGCTGATGAAGGTCTGCCCGCCCTGCACCACGAAGGGCGCACTGACCTGGCCGCTGTTGGTGTTCAACAACGCGAAGCGATCAGCCTGCATCAGGATCTGACTCTGATAGCTGCCATCAGGCTGCTGCTCGACACCCAGACCCATGCCGGCCATGTAGATCTGTCCGGCACTGTTGATCTGCGCCTTGACCGTATAGGTCGCGCTGACCTTGCCATCCAGGTTGACCACCGCCTGCGAGACCTGCTGGACCGCAGCACTGACACCCTCGATCTTGCCGGGTACACCCTCGATGGACGCTTCGACCGTATCCACACGTTTGGCCAGTGCCGCGTCCTTCTCAGCCATCACGCTGTAGACGGTGATGGCACCGGCGCTGACATCGTTCTCGCCGACGTTGTAGTCCTCCTCACCGGCAGTGTGGTCGCTGACCTGGGCGAACAGGCCATCGACCTTCTGCCCCTGCGCGGCCACCTTGCCATCAACGTCGGTAACGTCCATTTCCAGCTGATCGACACGGCCGACGATGGCGCCCGCCTCGGCGATGGCGTTGCCGATGTTCTTCCAGTGGCTGCCCGGCGGCGTTTCATTGCCTGCAGCAGCGCCCTGCCAGCTCCAGATCCTGCCGTCGTGGATGACGGATTGCCCTGGGCTGTAGTTTGCCTCGGCATCCCAGACCAGCGGCAGCACTTGGGTGACGCGCTCGATCTTGCCCCTCAGCTGTTGGCCCAACGCGCTTTCGTTGATGCGGCCGGCAAAGTAGGCGTCGTAGTCATCCGGGTTGCTGCTCGACTCACCCATCACCCCGGCTTGCGCCGGATACCACGGGCCGATATTGCCACTTCGGTCCACCAGCCGTCCCCAGAACCAGAAGCGCGCGCCAGCGGCCAGGCCGTTCATCTGGTGCTGGGCCTGCGGGTAGGCGAAGTCGCCCAGCTTGATCGCGCTCTCGCGATTGGGGCCGGTGCTGTACCAGAGTTCGGTCCGTTCGGTATCGGTCGCACCTGCGGGGAAGCCCCAGGACAGTGCGATGCCGAAGGGGCGGGTAGTGCTGGTCAACGATGCCAGCGACGGGGGCGGCGTCGTCTTGCCTTCAATGGTGGTGAGCGCACTGAGCGTCGGCTGCGACACCGCGCCCAGCGCATTGACCGCTCTTACGCGGGCCAGATACTCGCCCGCATAGACGCCACGCACTTCCAGGCTCTGCGTCCCGACGCGACCGGCGCGGACCCAGTTGAGGTCACCACGGCGCCATTCCACGTCATAGCCGATCGCCTTGTCTGCGGCATCCCACTCGATGGTGAGCACGGACGTGGCGATGCCCTGGTCCACCACCACATGCGAGGCCATCCGCACATTGGCCGGTGCCGGCTGCACGCTGGGCGGAATGATGCTGGTCGGCGGCTGCTCCAGGCGCGTGCCATCGTCGATGGCCGCGTACTTGCCCGGCACGTGCTTGAGTGCCGTGATCTGGTAGGTCAGGTCCTCGCCTTCGCTGATCGACAGCACGCGATAGTGCTGCAGGGCCAGCTCCGGCGATTCCAATGCCCATACCGATTGCGCCACCGGTACTGCCGACCACGGCGCGGTGACGGTCACCGTCTCGCCATCCACCGACTGCACCGTGCGTGCTTCGGTCTGCCCGCTGGGCAGGGTGGCGCGCAGGGTGTCACCGGCCGCGATCTGCTCCGGCACGCGATCCAGCACCAGGCTGCGCGTACCCGCACTGCGGATGCGACCCGCATTGCGGCGACCGGCGCGGTTCGGGTCGGCCACCTGGATCACATCGCCAGGCATGCAGCCCAGCGCGTCCAGGCCCACCGAGAAGCTGATGGTCTCGGTTTCCAGCATCTCGGTATGCAGGATGTGGTTGCCCACGCGCTGCGCCTGCGAACGCGAGTGGCAGCCCACCGCCGTCACTTCGGTCTGGTTGATGCCGTAGCGGGCCACGCCGGGCAAGTGCTGCACCACTTCAACCTTCTGGCGACCGAAGTCGTCCGGATCGATCCACGACACCAGCGCCACCGTGTGCCGCGCTGTGCGGCTGCTGCCGGCATAGTGGAAGCGCCCTTCGATGACGTTGGCCTGGCTGTAGGTCAGTACCGGGTCCTTGGGCATGTCGGCCGAGGCCATCACCTGCCCCGCCGCATAGAAGCTGATGCCGCGGAACATGGTGGCGATGTCCTGCAACACGCGATAGGCCTCGGCGCGGGTCTGCAGATACAGGCTGCAGGTGAAGCGCGGCTCCTTTCCGCCCTGGCCATCGCTGACCAGTTCATCGCAATAGCGCGCGATCTGGTAGAGCCGCCACTTGTCCACCCAGTCCAGCGGTACACGATGGCCCAGGCCGAAGCGATCGTTGGTGACGATGTCGAAGAACACCCAGGCCGGGTTGTTGGTCCACCCGCTCTTGAAGGTGCCGTCCCAGACGCCGCTGTAGAGACGGCTGAGTGGATCGTAATTGGAGGGGATGCGCACGATGCGCCCCCACAGCTGGTAGGACCGGGTGGGAATGTTCTGGAACTGGCTGGCGTCGACCTGCACCGCCGCCAGCGCACAGTTCGGATAGCGCAGCTTGGCATCGATGATCTCGGTCATCGACAGCACGTTGATGGTATCGGCGATGGTGCTGCTGTTGGCGTTGGCGGTCAGCCGGCGGATGCGCACCTGCCACTGGTTGCCGGCAGGCAGATCGATGCGGCGGCTGCGCTCGTACTGTGTGGTGGTCTTGCCACTGAAGGCATCGGTCAGCACCGTGCTGAACGGGCCGCCGTCGGTGGACAGATCCACCGCGTACATGATCCGGTAGCCCTCAGTGTCACCGTTCTGAGTGTTGGTCTTCTGCAATGCCGGCACCGCGAAGCGGATACGGACGGCCGACAGGTCGGCACCGGATACGGTGCGTACCACCGGCGCATCGCTGCGCAGCTCGACATTGACTCCGACTTCGTTCTCGATGGAAGGGAAGCCACTGATGTGCTCCTGGTCCTGGGTACCGGAACGCGTCTGCACGTCCACGCCCGAGAAGTTCAGCGTGCCGTCCGGATTCTCGATCGGCACCTGGTCCAGGTAGATCGACTGCTTGCCGGCGACCAGGCCACGGATCTCGCCTTCGCTGGCGAGGTCGATGATGCGGGCCACCGCCATCGAGTGCAGGCTGTCGGCGGTTTCGACCGGGGTTCGGGCGTTGCTCGCGCCCTTCTTGGCGCCCGCCAGTACTGGCGCAACTGCACCGCGCGTGCGCGGCGTGGAATGAGTGATCTGATTCAAAACTGGTCCTCCGCCAGGATGCCGCCGCTGATCACGGCCGAGCCGATGAACATGCCCTTGCTGTCATGGCCGCCATAGGCAACCGGCACGGGGTTGCCTTGCGCCTGCGTGTTGACGGTGCCGTTCATGCTGTAGCTGGGTGCGTTTTCGGGCGTGTCCTTGGCGCCCAGGCCTTTTGGCTGGGGGGAGAGCATCTGCACGACACCGCCAGCAACCATGCCAATACCCGACGTCATGACTCCCGCGCCGCTCCCTGGTGCGTAAGCATTCATGACGGCACCGATGACAATCAGCACGACGCCCATGATCGTCTGCAGTACGCCGCCCCGCTTGCTCCCCACCATCACCGGCGCAATACGGATGTCATCCTGTCCCGGCGGGTCGTGCAGCTGATCCCGCGACAGGTTCTGCCGGCCGTTGAACACGGCAAATTCCATGCCCTTGGCCTTTGCGCCCATCAGGTACTGCTGGAAGCCAGGCAGCATCGTGCACAGCGCATGCACGGCCTCGGCCGGGCTGTTCACCGCCAGCCGGAACCTGCGCCCGAAGCGGGCACCCAGCTTGCCGTACAAGCGGATCGTACGAAGACGGTCAGTCATGGCGCACCTCGCGATGGCGCACGATGCAACGGGTGCGCTCGGCCCACATGCCGCCGTACGGCACGGTCTCGGACAGGCGGCCATGCAGGTGATGCAGCATCTGCCCGTCGCCGAGGTAGATGCCCGCGTGGTTGGTGACCGGCGAGCGGATCTGCATCAGGATCATGTCGCCCCGCTGCGGCTCGCCCTCGATCAGGTCGAAACCCTCGGCGTGCAGCCGTTCAAGGCTGTACAGGTCCTGGCCGTGGCTCCACCAGTCGTCCTGGCGTTCGTACTCGGACAGCGGAATGCCCAGTTCGCGTGCATGGAAATCGCGGACCAGGCTGTAGCAGTCCAGCACGCCGTGGGCAAACTGGCGGCCGACCAGCGGTGCCGCATAGCCCGAGGGATGCAGCGTCTGCAGGTCACCGCACAGCGGCGCCTCGCCGGCCACCTGGCCGACGCTGACGATGTGCCAGGTCAGCCCGCTGCGCTCGCACATGACCCGGTCTGCATCCGATGGCGTTGCGGCAGCATCGGGATGGCTGTGGACCAGGGCCAGCACCTCGCCCTTGTCCTCGGCCACGGCATAGTCCTCAGCCGGCAGGCGGAAATGCTCGCTGGGCGTGGCTGCCACGTTGCGGCAGGGAAGATAGCGTTCGTGGCCTTCAATGGCCACGATCAGCCCGCAGCATTCGCGCGGGTACTCGGCCACGGCGTGCGCCTGGATGGCCTGCAGGGTTGTCGGTTGCATGTTTCACCCATGAAAAAGGCCCGCGCGGGCGGGCCTGGAAAGTGGAATCGGGAAGGGGCCGATCAGGAGCGCAGCAGGCCCGCGGCGGGGAAGCCGCCATAGGGCAGCGGCTTGTCCTGGCCGAAGCGCAGCTTGCAACTGCGTACCCGGCCTCCGCATTGGTCACGTGCCGGGTCGTCAGTGGCGACGTCGTCGCTGTCGGCCACTGCGGGACCGTTGTAGCCGCAGTACGCGCCTCGATAGCCGCCACGCACCAGCCAGCCGCACATGCCGGCGATGATCTGCCTGCCCGGCAGCTGCTGGCCATTGAGATCGATCGCGGTGGTCAGCTCGAACTCGACCATCTGCTTGTCTTCGCCGATCTTGCGTTCGATGAACCAGACTTCATCGGGAAAATGCTCGCCAGGATCTGCGCTGGGATTGCCTTCCTCGAAGTTGGAGGCGTCCAGGTACTTGGCCAGCGTCTGCCGGCGGATGATGCGGGCGCCCACCAGGTCATCGAACAGCAGGCACATGGCGGTGATGCGTCCATCGATGTTGCTCACGCGCAGGCGTGGATTCGGCGGTTGGTCGCTGGTGCGTTCAAAGCCGCTGGCCTCGATCGGCCAGGGGCCATATTCCTGGCCCTGCCACCAGATGAGGCCACTCTGCAGATGTGCGTGGAAGAAGAGCTTGTCGGCGCCGAAACTGCTGGCGTCGAGTTCATAGACGGTGATGCGGCCACCCGGCTCAAGCTGCTGGGCATCGACGGTGATCATGGGGTGTGCTCCTGTTTCGGCAAATCGAACATGTTGGGTTGCGGGAGCGCTGCACGAACCTGCTCCCAGGTCTCAATGTCTGCAGGCCAATCCTCGGCAAGCCCCTCGAGAGCGACACTGACTGCGTCGCGCCAGGCGATCATGTGGGTGGCATTCTTCGCGTAGCGGGGGACCGTGCTGTTGATGTAGCTGCAGCAGTTCTCGATGCTGTCGTGGCCGAGACGAAGTGCATAGGGCGTCATCCAATCCCATGCCAGGGAGCGCAGCAACTGATAACGCGCAGACGAAGTCATACTTAGCAATGACTCAGCAGGAGCCGCGATGTTCCCGGCCGCCAGCCACTCCTTGTAGAGGGGCCACATCCGGTGCCCTCTCGGTATGAAGGTGGATGACTCCGTGCACCTGACAATGTCTGGATTTCCTGTCAGTTGATACATTTCAGATCTCCGCGTCCGATGTCCAGTGCCACCACATCCCCCACGCGCCGCTGTTGTTGCTGCCATAGAGTGAGAAGCCCGATTGAGAGGCGTCTTCGACCACACCGTTGATATCGGCGTTGTTGTTCTGACAGATTTTTCCTGCCGCGCCAGACTCGGATGAGTAGAGCGTGACCGCCGCCGACGTGCGCTTGGGAACACGGTACTGCTGGTAGAAGAAGTTCAGGGCGTTCGCTGCGATGGACTGCGCTACGCAACTTCGCCCTTGTCGGGTAACAGTCCCTGGAGTGATGGCGACGGGATAGCTCTTCTCGAAGTAGCGTTGGCAGAGCATCAGTTCGATCGTGTCCGGTCGCACTTCGTACTCTGTTGGTACAGCCCCACGCTCCAGCTGCATGCAGGTCAGGGAGAACGAGCCTGATTGCCCGACCAGTTGTGCGCTGTAGGCCGCCGGCGCGCTGAAATCCACGATGACATGGAGCTTGCTGTCGGGTCCGACTACTTTCCCTTGAATGCTTGGCAGATCAGCCGTGAACTGGCGTAGCGACGAGGCCGTTCCAATCTCCTGGACACCGGCATAGATCGTCACATCCGGAGACCCGCCCTTTCCAAAGGATTGGATGAAGCGCACACCGATCTTTCTTCCGGGTGACGCCGCCCACGCCTGCATGCTGAGAGTGACCGTTGATCCCGAGAGCGTCTGCACACCCTCTACCGGCTGCGTGCAGAAGGCTTCGGTGGCTGCGGTCGCGCCGGAAACATCGCAGTTCATGTAGTGGGTAGCTCCGAATGCCGGCGTTGCAAATGCCTGTTGGCTTGCTTTGATCTGGCCCGCTCCGATGCACACGATCTGATACCTGTCTGGAACGTAGATTGCGAGCGGAGCCGTCACGGTTTTGCTGGCACCGCGCTGCCAGAAGCGGAAGTCGCCATTGATCAACACGTTACGTCCGCCCATCCTGCCGGTGAGCCCCGCTAGTGTGGATACAGCCTGGCCGAGCCCGTCGTAGACCTCTGCAAAGTTCGCATTGATCTTGGTGAATGCCGGACGCTGCGTTTCACCCCGCTTGCCGTTCGCTTGAACGGTATCGAGGTCGATGATTTTCATTGCCATTCTTGCTCCCCTGGCTCCAGCCACCTTCGCTGATTCAGCGCGACGTGTCCTTTGCCGATGTAGAAATTGTTCGCGAATCAGGTTCCGACGTCGGAGAAGCTGCTGATGCGCTCGGATTCGGGAGCGACGCAGGACGATGCGCTCGACGGATTCCCTTGGACGGCATCGAATCCGATGCTGAAGAAGAGGCGCTTGGCTTCATGCAGCACGATGACGTGGTGCCCGGATCGCAGCGAGGTATTGCTGGTGAAGCAGACGCGGTTTGACGCCTGCGGAGGTGCGGTTGTCATGACTCAGAGCTCCGCATCGGCCTGGACCAGTACCTGCGAGGTGGTCGACCACACCACCACCGCGCCCGAGAGCTGCATGTTGTTCGGCATCGAGGCGATGACCGCCGCGTCGACGGTGGACTGCCAGCTGGGTGCTCCGCCGTCGAAATTGATCAGGTTGCCGGCATTGCCGAAGCCCACCAGGTTCAGCGCGGTGGACGGGGAAGAAATTCTCGGTGCGACCCGCTTGCGCACCTTGAACGGAATGCATGCACGCGTGTCGCCGTTGGCGGTGTAGGTGATGCCGATGATCCGGTTCACATCCACCGTCTCGTAGTAGCGCTGGCACAGCAGCAGTTCCAGTGCCTCGGGCCTGCGATCGAAGTCGGTGGCGGTGTCGCCCTCTTCGATCTGCACTTCGGCCAGCTGCACGCTACCACTCTTCTGCCCGGCGGCGAACGCGCGCCCGCCAAAATCGGCACCTGCATCCAGCCAGAAGCTCAGCTGCAGGTAGCTGTCCGGGCCCAGCGTCTTGCCGGCGAGGCCGGGAACATCCATGGTGACCTGGTGCCATCGCCACAGGGTATCGAGTACGACCGACGCGCCGATGCTGTCGCGCGCGCTAGACCCACCGGTGCCATGGGACTGCTGCAGCTCCACGCCGATGCGGAAGTCATCCACCGAGGCGCGTGCCTTGAAGCTGATGGTGACAGTGCGCCCGGCCAGGGTCCGGACGTCCTCGATACGCTGTTGGACCAGTGCCATGTTGCCGGCACCGGCCACGCTCTGCACGTCCAGCCGGAGCAGATGGCGCGATCCGGCCAGCAGGCGCCCTGCCTGACCGCCGCCTGCCGGTATGTCTTCGCGTGTGACGGCTACTTTGGTGCCGATGGCGTTGGCCAGCCAGCGATCGGCGATGTAGCGCGGGCCCGTGGCTGCAGGGAACACTGCACCGCGCTGCCAGAGCCGGAAGTCGCCGTTGATGAGCCTGTTGCGGCCTGCCATTCGGCCATCTAGCCCATCCACCGCAGTCTGGACGGCATCCAACCCCCCATACACTTCGGCGAAGTTGTCGTTGATCTTGGTGAATGCCGGCCGCTGGGTTTCACCCCGTTTACCGTTCGCCTGAATCGTATCCAGGTCGATGATCTTTCTGCTCATTGAACTTTCCTTTCCGAATCAGCAAAGCCTGGCCACAGGTGGTTGCGGCGCCAGTGGAAGGCTCCATACGAGATACTCAGTAGATCTCTGCATCCGCGGTCCAGTGGAACCAGCCACCCCAGCGGCCTGGGGCATTACCCCAGGCCACTTCGAAGACGTTCGTCGCAATTGTGGGTATCGATGCGGGCGTTCGGCTGCTGTCGTCCTGATTGACGTATCCGGGTTCGACCACATTGTTGTTGGGCCTGACGACAATCGTTGGTGTCACCCGTTTTCGCGTCTTGAAGGGAACCGACAAGTAGCTGGTTGCACCGGTAGCGGCCGAGTTACCCCAGCTGTAGCGACCGCTGTTGGTCGGAGTTCCAGGAACGACGTCGTTGTCATAGGACTTTTCGTAATAGCGCTGGCATAGCTGCAGCTCGTGGGCCAGGGGGCGGAGGTCGAATGCCGTTGCCCGGTTGCCGCGCTCCAACTGCATCATCGCGATGCCAAACTCTCCGTTCTGGCCGGAGATGACACCGCCATAGGCGTCCGCGCACAGATCCACTACCAGCCACAGGAAATCGCTGTCGGCATTGCTGCCCAGCGTCTTCCCTTTCACCGATGGCAGTCGCGCACTGAGCTGGAAATAGGTCCAGGACGTGGCGGTGACCGCTACGGTTCCCAGCTCCACACTGACCGCGGCGGACGGCGAACCACCGGTGCCAAAATGCTGAATGAGACGAACACCGATGCGTTTTCCTGGCGGACCATAGGCGAAGCCCGAAACCGTCACCTCGCCGTCGGACAGCGTTGCCGCGCTCTCGACCTTCTGTGCAACGTAGGCGCTGCTACCTGCGCTGGTCTTGGAGACAACGCTGTTGAGGAAACGGCGCGATTCCGGCGCGGCACCGCCGGCAGGCAGATTGGCCCCGCGATTTGCGGTATGCGTGCAGCCCAGCGCTGCCACGGTCCAACGATCGGCCACATAGATCTCGCCGCCCTGGGTGGTTCCGGTGGTGGCCCGCTGCCAGAAATCGAAGTTGCCGTTGATCAGGCGATTCCTGCCTGGAATTACGGTCTGAAGAGCGCGCTCCAGTGAATCCACACGCTGTCCGATCGTGGTCACGCCATCCAGCGCCCCATAGACCTCGGCGAAGTTGTCGTTGATCTTGGTAAATGCCGGGCGCTGCGTTTCGCCCCGCATTCCGTTCGGTTGAACGGAATCGAGGTCGATGATTCTTCTCGTCATTGCTGTCGTCCTGTAAGTTCCGGGCGCGCCCCATCACAGCTCGGCTTCGGCCCACCAATGCCACCAGCCGCCCCAACGGCCCGGATTATTGGTCCAGCTGACTTCGTAGCCTGAAGGCGAGGCGTAGTTGACCAGGCAGGGAACGCGGGAGATGTTGTCTTCCGCGATGTGTCCGTCCTGCTGGATGTTGTCGGCCGAGATGATCATCACGTAAGGATGGGTACGCTTGGGTGCATGGAATCGCACACTCTGGTAATGCGCCATTCCCGGTGAATTGATCGAGAATGCCTCGCGCCCTTCGTTGTGCGCGGTGTTGGGCACGATGTCGAGGTTGTAGCTCTTCTCGTAGTAGCGCTGGCACAGCGCCAGTTCCACACCCGGCGGGCGCCAGTCGAAGCGCGTCGCTGCGCGACCGGATTCGACCTGGAACTGGGTGAATCCGAACGAACCGTTCTGCGCCACCAGCTCGCCCTTCTGGCCGGTACCGCACAGGTCGAACACCACGTAGAGGTGGTCGTTGCCATTGCTGCCGAGCACCTTTCCTCGGGTGCTCGGCAACGTCACTGTGATGCTGTGACGTTTGGCGGTCGTCCCCAGCGTGAGCACGCCGGCCTCCAGCATCACCTGCGGCGAGGGTGAGCCGCCTGTTCCGAAATCCTGGATGACACGCACGCCGACGCTGCGGCCTGGTGCATCACTGTTGGCCCATACCGAGATCGTGATGTCACCGCTTGCACTGCGGACACCTTCGATCTTCTGCCCCATCCAGGCGCCACTTCTGGCAATGGCCTCGGATACGGTGCAGACCAGGATCGACTGGGTATCTTCCGGAAAGCCGGCCTGCCCGTCGTACGCCACGCGCTGTACGTCGTGGTTGCAGACCAGCGCCGAGTTCGTGAAGCGGTCGGCGAAGAATTTCTCCGCTCCCAACGTTCCGGCTCCCTGGCCAACGCGACCGGACGTGCGACGCTGCCAGAACTGCAGGGCACCATTGATGAGCAGATTCCTGCCTGGAACGCGGTCGGTGATGGCATTCGCCACGGTTTCCGGAATCTTCGCGACCTCGGTCAAGGTGTCGTAGACCTCGGCGAAGTTCTCGTTGATCTTGGTAAACGCCGGGCGCTGTGTTTCACCCCGCTTTCCGTTCGGTTGAACGGAATCGAGGTCGATGATCTGTCGCGACATTTCTGCTGTTTCCTTGTGGTTCGAGATCCATGCTCATGCCTACGCCTGGAAGGTCTGCTCGAACGTGGCGGTGATGGTCGATACCTGGCCGCCGAGATGGCTGTCGGTGTAGGAATCACACATGTAAAGCCCCTGCCCCAATGGTCCCTTCCACAGGAAGCTGCGGCCGGCATGACCATCCAGGAACGCCACGATCTCGTTGATCGTCCTGCGGTTGCCGACGAACTGCAGTTGGTAACTGCGCGAGGTGACATTCAGGCCATCGGCAGCGGCCTGCGCATAGCCATCACCGAACTTCGCGCGCTTCACGGCGGCAGTGGTGGTACCGGTGCTCTGGCTGGTTGCCGGCCAGGTGAATGTGTCGGTCATTGCATGGCACTCCTGCTGAGCACACCACCTGCCTTCAGGTCACGACTCTGCAGCTCGCGGTACTTGCGTTCCACAAACTGGCCGATCTCGTTGCCGAACTGCTGCAGCATGCTTTCGTTGGTGGTGACTTCCTTGCCACCGTTGTTGTCGATGCGGATGCTGACTCCCACTCCGCCACCACCACCGCCGCCGTGCGCGGCCACACCGAGACGACCGTCCGGCCCGCGCCGCAGCGGCATGATTGCTTCCGGTCCCGCTTCGCCGAATACGCCGGCGCCCTTGGCGAAGGCGAACAGCTGCGGGGTGTTGTAGACACCGCCGGAGTAGGCCGACAAGCTGGGCGACTGATAGACGCCACCGTTCGCGTTGGCCTCCACCCCCGTGCCATAGCCGAACAGGCCCGCGATCTTTTTGACGCCCCAGACGATTGCCTGCTGGATGGCGATCATCTTGAGATCGGCGATGATCGACTTGGCCAGATCCTTGTAGTTGGACTTGCCCGTCTTCACGAAGCTCTGCAGTGCCGCCTCGGCGCCGGTGAACGCCTTGGAAAAGGCATCCTGGGTAGACTTGGCGGAATTCTCGGTCTTTTCCATGTACTCGCCGAGCGCGCTGCCGAAGCCCTTGCGGAACCCCGAAAGTCCCGTGGTGCCCTTGGTGTCCTTGGCGTCTTTGGTTTCGCCCGCCTTGGCATCACCGGCCTTGGCATCCCTGGGAGTCGATACAGCTGCAGCCGCCGCCGCATCCGTCGCTGCGTCCTTGGGCGTCAGGTCCACCCCCATCAAGCCGGCGATCTTCCTCGCTCCCCAGACCAGCGCCTGCTGTGCGGCGATCATCTTCAGGTCGGACAGGATGGACTGGGCCAGTTCCTTGTACTTGGACTTGCCGGTGGTCACGAAGCTGCGCAAGGCTTCGTCGGCACCGGTGAACGCCTTGTCGAACGCCTTCTTGGCCGCCGTGGCGGTGTTTTCGGTCTTGCCGACATAGTCGCCGAGCGCGCCGCCCAAGCCCTTGCGGATGCCCGCCAGGCCCATGTCGTCCTGTTGGGCCTTCTCTTCCTTCTTTGCAGCCTTGCCAGCGTCCGCGCCAGCTGGAGTTGCACCCGCCTTCGCCGCCGCCTGCAGCTGCGTGTTCAATGCAGTCAGCTGCGTGGACAGTGCGGTGACCAATGAGGCGCTGGTGGTCAGCACGGCATTGAATGCCTGCTGCACCGTGTTGATCTTCTCCAGCTGCCGCTGGAACTCCTGTGTACTGCCGGTCATTTCGGTCATGCCGCGCCTTGCTGCATGCATGGCCGTTTCCAATGCGTTGCTGGTCTCCACGGTGACCCGTGTGCTGCCAGGCGATGTAGTGCTCATTGAGTGTTCCTCGGGAGAGTCGGCTCCGCTTCGGCGGAGCCGGGATCGGCCATCGGCATTGCCGCGATGGCCGGCTCATTCCTGTTGCATCTGCTCCAAGGCAGCGCGTTCGATGATGCGGATGGCCGCCATCACCTCGTCATGCTGGTCGCCGTCGAGCGCTTCGCGCTCCAGCTCCCGGTAGACCACGTTGTAATCCAGCCCGATCGGGCCACCTGCGCCGACGCGCCACTGGGTGGCAACCCGCGAGAAAAGTTCGATGGGAAGCACGCACTCCGGCCACAGCTCAACCTGCGGCGGCGGAAAGTGCTTGGCCTTCAATCCAAGCTGCATCAGCTCGGACTCGGTGGGGGCCCGCCAGTACAGGGCCCCCACCGCCTCGATCAGTTTCCCTTGCGTGCGACCTGCAGCGCCTGGGTGTAGCCACCGATGATGGCGCCATCCAGGCCGGCCTGCTGCTGCAGCGCCAGCTCGACGCCGGCGGTGTCCAGCGCCACGTCGGCATCCCACTCCACCACGATGTCCAGGATGGCCTGGGCCACGCTCAACGTGTCATCGCCCAGACGCTCCAGCAGGCTGGCGTAGTCGGCGACCGACAGGTGCCGGTAGGTCAGGTTGAGCTTCTGCTCGCGACCGTGACCGACGATGGTCAGGGTGCTCTTGAAGTTCTCCGGCGCCTTTACCTGGAACATCAGGCGCCCTCGACCAGGATGGAGTCGGCCAGCGCGGTGAAGGTCGCGGTGGTGCCCATCGGGGCGTTGGCGGCCATGGTCGGGTCGCCGTTGTAGCTCAGGTAGCCGTACCAGTACAGCACGTCGCCGCCAACCAGCTTGGCGCGCAGGATCACCGGCTCGCCCTTGGCATCAACGTTCTTCAGTGCCGAATACCACGGCTTCTTCGGGTCGTAGAACAGCGGCAGGGTGATGGTCTTGGCGTTCTTGAAGGTTGGCAGCTGGACCTGGCGACCTGTCGGGTCTTCCAGCAGGGTGCCGCTCCAGTACTGCTGCTCGCCACCGGCGGTGGTCGGGTCGCCCTGCTGGTCCAGGTCGACGAAGGCGCCTGCCTTGCGCAGCACGCCGGCGCCGCTGGTGCCCGGGAACAGCACGGTATCGGTGGTGTCGATGCCCAGCAGTTCAACGGTGCCGGTGGCTTCAGCCCCGGCGCGGGTGGCGCGGTTGTTCAGGGCCGGCCAGCCCGGCAGTTCAATGACCACCACATCGCCGGTGTCGACGCTGTTGGCG